ATGGTATAGCCTACGATATGTTTGTTTAAGTATTCAGCCAAGATTCTTACTTCGGGACCTTCTGGCATTTAGATTCGGAACTGTTAATAATGTTATAAATAAAATGTCAGAATATATTGCTACCATCACTCTATTACAATCGCCATGGAATACTAATTTAACCGATAAGGATTTCATGACTGATTCTGATACCCCTATTAGGCTCAAGAGACCTGGTACATGGGTTGTTCTATTTTATGGTGAAGATGAAGTGTCTAAGCTGGCCCTCAATGTATGGTCCAAAGTAGCTCAAGTAACCATAGGACCAGAATTTGGAACATGTAATCTCAGAAGTGAAGCCAAATTAGCGTCTAAGATCTTAGATTTCCATCCCTCCATGAAGTGGGTTTCTAATTTGAGAGTTCCCTTCATTTTAGCTTATAGCAACTCTTGGCCTGTAGCTAAGTATAATGGTCCGGTAGAGCAACAATCCATCTCTAATTGGGCTCTAACATCTATCTCAGGTCCAGTAGGTATGGAATCAGGGATTGTAGCTACAAGTGTAAATAATAGCCCATCAGTCCAAATTATAACTCAAGGAACTACTGGAGTAACTGGAACTACTGATATTGTGGCTACTATTCCCAAAACTCTGGAATAAATTAGAATAACGTAGAAATTTTAAAAAATATTTGCTTCACTCCAAAAAATCGTTTATTGAAAAAAAGACTAAATATTTCGATTTATCCTATTAAAATGTCTCAAGCTATTAACCTTCCAGGACTCCAAGTCACAAGTACCAAGAGATCACACCCATTAACTGCTGATAAGATCCAGAAAAGAAGAGATAGTGGTAAATTCAAATCTATCACAGGTAGAGCTAAGGGATCTTCTAATCTTATGGCAACTAAACGTGCTGTTTTCAACCATATCCGTAAGTTAGACTCAAAATACGCAGCTAATGATGAGTTAGCAACTGTGCATTATGATATCTTCAACATGGTTGCAGGTTCATGGTCCCTTCTCCAAAACTTCTATATGGAACATAAAGAAGCTGATACTGACTTAACCAAGACATCAGATCAACTCTATTTCATCAACAGGTTTTGGCTCAACGCTAACTTAGATGATTTTGCTTCCAATGAAGAAGTTGAAGCTAGATTTGCTACTTCCCATAGCAACTTGTCTGCTCAAGAACTCGCTGGACAAGTTGTCGCTTTGAGAACTGCATTTGATGTCTTCTTTGTGCAACAAGAGAGAGTCAGTGCTCAACATAAGTCACAAACTTCTAAGGCTGGTGTTCAAGATTTCGCTCAGCTTCAAGCTGAGTTGGGTGCTTTAACTGATTATAGTGCTTCATCAGCTATCGCAACTTATATCAAGAAGTATAGAAAATCTCTCAAGACTACGGCTAAATCCTCTAGAAGAGTTGGTGCTCATTCATTGGCTAAGTTCTTGACATTAGAAAGTCCAAGCAACGTCATTTATATCTCTAAGCGTAAGACTAAGGAAGGACATGCTGATGTTCATGCTCAAGAGAAAGTTAGATCTCTATCCGATAGAGCTATTGCACCATTCGCTTCACTTCCTTACATTCGTATCAGTAATGATGCCAATGTAATTCAAGCTTATCTTAACAGACTTAGATCCCATCCAGATCTAGTAGCTTTCGAGTTAGCTAAACCACAATTTTCAAGCACTAGATTCGCTGTTTTGGCTACCGATGATGAAGTAACTAAGTTGCGTAAAGTTAATGAGTTCATTAATGAATTAGATAGAGAATATAACTCCTTCGTTGCTCATCAAACACAAATTACTACTAATGTGGTTTATCAACCACAACCTGTTATTCAACCTGGAACTTTCGCAGCTGTTCCAGCAACTACATTACAACCAGGAGCACTTCAAGGTGTTATGGGTGGCTTAGGTCTTAGAAGATAGATGCCTTAATTATAACCCTTTAATTTTATAATATCTCCTCGTGAGATATTATAATTCTTTTCATGAAAGATTTACTTTAAAGCATCGAACTTTATGCATGTTATTATACTATCACAGTCATAGTATAATATTCTTTAATGAGTTTTTAGAGCATTATATGTTGATTTTCACGATTTCATTGTTCTATAAGCTTATAGATTTTAGGAAAAATTATAGAGAACCTATAAGAATTATGAAAAACATTCATTGAAAGATCCAAATAATGTTTCATAGTTACTCTACTCTTGCATATAATATCTCATGACATGAGATATTATAACATTTATAGTTGAAATTCATAGAGTTCTATAGGTTCTCTATAATTTTTTCTAAAATCTATAAGCTTTATGTCATGAACTTCATGAAAACAATGAATGAAACTTTTAAAACTACTGTTTCAATATTGTACTATGACTGTGATAGTACAATAACATGCTACTTAAACATTAAGATGTAAGGTTTTCCATGAACTTCAAAGGTTACTATAAACTTTTTCATGATTCCTTGGGGTTTTTATATAAAAACCCCAAGGAATCTGAATCTATAAGCTTTAAGAATCCAAAGATCATGCTCTAAAAACTCATTGATGAATATATTCCCTAGCATGTGAATTGTTGAGATGCCGGACATAATGCATTAGTAGCTGATACTACGAAATAGTAACGTGTATCGATCTTGGCTACAGGTACAGCTAAACCTGAACAACCAGTTGGTGCTATTCTATCAATACACGTTAGAAATTGTTGATTAGTAGGATCCAATGTACATGTTTTAGTACCATATGATACTTTACCCTCAGGACAGAAGCCACTACAAGCATCAATGTAATAGTTAGCAGAACTACTGAGTACTACGTTATGCGTAGGATCATATCTCAAAGAAGGAAAAACTACATTAGTGCAACATTTGAGACTATTAGCATCAGGTAGGACATCTAATGACGTAAGGCAAGAAGTGTTAGTTATTGTGGCTGTGTTATTGCTTTGGTTCGAATTTACCTTATCATTACGCTCATAATAACTTAGGATAAAAGCTAGAAGAATTATGCAAGCGAGAATAAAAAATAAAAAAAGGCAAATTATTACATCCTTCATCTAAAATCGCGTTTTTTGAAAAATTCACAAAAAACAACGCTTAGCTTTATAAAACAAATGTCAACATCCGTCAACTCACAACAAGCTTCAGGTTCGCCAGCTTCCGCCTCTCAAATGTCTGCTTTGGGTCTTCCAGGTCATAAGGTTGGTAGAAAGCAATTCAAGAATTATGTGTCTAAAGTTAAGCACGACGCTTTTGCATATGCTAACATGGTAGCTGCTTTCCATCAAGCAATTAAGAAAGGTAATAAAGCTACTCTAGGATCAGACCTTAGATTTAAGATTACCAACACTGCTAAGAAGCACTTGCTCAAGTTTGCTGAATCTGGAAAGATTATTCCTTACACTGATGATACCTTTGCTTTAGCTCAACCATTAGAAATTAGCTCTGATACACTCAAGAAGTATAAGAGCTTTGTTTCAGTGGAGTTTGATATGATCAATGATGCTAGTAAACTTGGTTCTAAGAGATCAGGAGTTTCTACATCTGGAGTTGCACTCACTGATGAAGGTTTTAATTTCATGGCTGCTGCTTTCTTCGAGAATTCTGGCAACCCAGACTCGATCTTCAGAGAAGATGTTAATAGATATGCTAGGGAACATGAAATTCCAGAAGAAAAGCTCAACGATTTCTATAATATCTTCGTTAAGTTCCAACAAGCTCTTACTTTGTCATTGAGTGCTGATTATGGTGATGATGCTATCAATGGCATCTTCAGAGGTGTTATTGGTAATACTCTTTCAACTAAATTGCTCCATCTCTATAAGAAGTTTAAGTATGAGAAATCACCATCAGGAAGATATGTTACTAATGGATTGATTGCAAGTATGTCTAATGCTTATGCTGTAGCTGTTAATAAGGCTCAAGAGAAAGTTAATGAACTTGCTGCTCAAGTTGGTCTCCAAAACTGGGAAGCTTATGATGCTTTACTCAATCAATACTTCAGACCAGTTCTAACTTCATCTGAACTTGCTGCAATTGCTAGAGCTAGAACCAAGGGTGAGAAGCATAGATTAGAAAAGGAATTCAAGTTAGCTCATAGAGCTGCTTTACTTCAAGAGCTTAGAAGATTCAATCCAAGATTAAGTGAAAAGCAAGCTCTTAGCGATGCTAGATCATTGAGTGCTCTTACATCAGCCGACGAATTTACTAACCAAACTTTCATGTCTATGGCTCATGCTATCTTAGATAGAAATATCACAGATGATAGACTCAAGAGCACTAGAAACACTAAGATTGAGAAAGTTAGAAAGCAAATGTTAGTTGACGCCATCACATCCACAGAATCAGACTTCACTAACTACGTTACATCTAACCCCGAGAATGTTAGAGAAAAGGCTTTCGCACTCATTGCTGCTAACGATCCTTCTAATAACAATGGTTTAGCTGTTGCTGCTAAATATATCAACAACTATATTTCAAGTGCCACCAAGTTCATTGAGTCTTTCATTAAGAATAACAGTCTCCATCAACCAAAGAGAAGAACTAAGAAGCACGATCAACAATCCTTAGCTTCAGTGCTCTATTAAATAACATACTTTAGTTTTTACACTTCGCTAACTATAATATCTCTCAAAGGAGATATTATATCTTTAATGTTCATGTTACATTTCATGGTTTCATTGTTCTATAAGCTTATAGATTTTAGAAAAAATTATATAGAACTTCATGAAATCTATTAAATAAAAGTTATAACATCTCAATGAAGAGATGTTATATATTATATGTAATTCTAAAGTAACTATGAAACACTCTTTGGATCTTCTATGTTATATTTTTAATGACTGTATAGGTTGTATATAATTTTTCTTAAAATCTATAAGCTTTAAGAACAAGACTTCATGAAATTTCATCATAGATTGTAGCAAAGAGTATGTTATTGTACTATCACTGTGATAGTACAATAACCTGTTCTTTGTGTTACTAGAATACACATGAAATCTTGTTCTTAAAGCTTATAGATTTTAGAAAAAATTATATAGAACCTATGAAGTTCATGAAAAATATAGCATAGAAGATCCAAAGAGTGTTTCATTGTTAGTATAAGCGTATCTATAACATCTCAATGGAGAGATGTTATAACTTTTCTATTCTTTCTACTGACTGAGATATGCACTAGTATAAGGGTCATGTCCTTGAGTTGTAGGGTTATACTGAGGATCATAAATATCATAAGTAAGAGCTATGTTAGCTGCTACTTGATGTAAAAACTTACTTGGTATAATACGAGGATCATTGTAAGCTAATCGTTTAATCTTATCCATGGTTATGGTAGCTTTAATGGAATTAACACCAACATATTCATATAAATATATGCCATTATAGAAGGTCATTATCTCATACAAATGATCTCTATGACTTGCACTAGGATATAATTCATACTGTACTTTTAATTCATTGAACTCAGTGATAGTTATAAGATCTTCTATGGCTTTATCTACATCTTGAGATATAGTAGGATCATTCCAGGTTAATTTAGTTACATAACCTCTACATAAACAAGTGTTAACATGCTTGATGAAGTTATAGACATCGGATCCCGAATGTTGAGAGTAGCTATTGAACATACACTGTAGAAGTCTAAAGCCAAATTCATACATAATGTTACGTTTGAATTGGGATGATGGTGTTATCATTTCATCGTACCAATCGTTATGAGGTGTAAACATGAATCCATAAGCATGCATAGTGATTTTCTGGACATGTTGTTTAAGAGATTTATAAGCTAATCTAGCTGCATTAGGATATTTAATAGCTATGTCTTTAGCTATTAAATATGTATTTTCATTGGCTTCAGTAGGGTCAAACTGCTCTAAGACTAGTTTAAGAGCTTTGTATGCTGGATCTGTCTTGGCGAAATCCTGTTTAAGTCTAGCACTGAAATACGGATCTAAGGTCATTTACTTTAAAGTATATATCTTATATTTTGGATTTCAAAGCCGAAGGACATACCAACTAAGGTTCCATAATAATATGCAGCTCCGACCAACCAATTACTTGAAGTTCTAATGCATGTGTTGACATCACTAGTATCATTCTTGTTAACTAGATCTAATCTATCTTTAAGAGTGGAACCGACAGTCGATAGCTTCCAATGAAATTTATTAGAGATAGTATCAGCAGCTCTTAAGGGCAAGTTTAAAATAATGTCTTTAATGGATTTCTCTTGGGTTAGATATTCATCCAATTCTACCATAGCTATGCCTACATTAGAAGCTATGTTATCATCTCTGAGTAAGGTATCTCCATTCATGGGATATGTGTTAGGACTAGTACCATCCCAACCTCTCATGTACATACCTGTGACCATAACTTTGTTGAGGGCTGTTCTTATAGCTTCTTGAATCTCTATCCTACTACCTTGGAAGCATCTAATCCATATTTTATCATCTTGACTTAGATTAGCTAGACGTGTTTCTATGTCACAGATAATGCGAAGAAGTATCTCATCCTTAGACAATAATTTTAGCTTGTTTATAGCATGAGTAGCTATGGGTTGGAGATCAAAGTCAATGAAATCTCTATACATCAAGAAGTGATCACATAGTTCTGTTATGGTCATGGTTATACAAGCATCATACTTACCATAACTAATGCATAATTCTTCTGGTATTTCATCTAAGCTATCATAGGAGATAGGTGTATCTGTATTAATGGAATTATGTTTACCTTGATAGAAGGTTATCTCTTTGCGATGGGAAATTAACATATCATAACCTTCCTTAGCCGATGATTGATCCGATGCTTTAGCTAGGGAAAGTCCAGATGGAGGAACTAGACCTTCTTGAAGTAATAGATTCTTGATGCTACTAGCTTTATAACAAGTATATGGTAGTCTGGGATCAAAGTTGCATCTGAGAATCAAAGTATCTTTAGGTATAGTCTTATGTTCATAGGCTTGATAGTTAGGAAAATTAGAAGCTGCTTCTTGAGGATATTCAAAGTCGTATAAGTTGATGTCCATATGAATAGCAGACCAAGCGATGTAGTATTCCCTTTCCTTATCGGGTAAACGATTCTTGTTGGGATCGTTTCGGATCACTGAAGCCCAATAGCAAAGTCTATCTCTAGATGTAGTTACTTGATGTTTCATATCCATTGAAGAGAGCATATTAGTTAAGCTTGAAACATCTAAGTTATTAAATAAGGAGATAATAGCATCCTTAGGTAGACTATGTAATTTACATGCATTATAGATAGCTCTATGAGATGCATCTAATTTAATCTCTAGCTTATGTTTCATACAATATAGATATGCTAGGATTATATTAATAGTTTCTGGATTTTGGGCACATGCATTCTGCAATGGATACTTGATTATGTCTTCTCGATTTACGGATTGAAGCTTTAGGGCTATGAAACTCAAGGCTTTAGTTACGTTTCGCTTATTCCATTCGTTCACATCAGGGTTAACAAACAATGCTACTTGTGGCAAGAGCTTAGGCTCTAGATCTTCAATATTAACAGTTGGTGGTTCTAGCTCATTTAGCTTAGTTATTAGCTTAGCTCTGGCCTTAGAGCTAAGTGTTTGGTTTTGGATCAACATACCGCCCATAGACTTGCATAAAAAGAGTAAAACGCAATCTGGAACCACAGATAGATCTCCTAAATATCTCATATAATCAAGTTGGAACTCTAACATTATTTTAAAGTAAGAGATTTTTCTATTGGAATAGCTATGAAATCATCTCTTGCTATATGCTGAATTTGGTATTGGATTTCATCAAAGTACTTGAACAGTGATTCTCTGATCGAGGGTCTACAATCCCATGATTCAAAGAAGATAATGGGTCTATTCTTCTGGATGAGTTTGGCTCCGCCTTTGAGTACTTGTTCTTCATAACCTTCCACATCCAGTTTGATGAAATCTACCCTATCTAATCGTAGGGATGGATTATCTAAATAAGTTAGAGTCGCGGTCATACCTGTATCATGTAAGTTATCAAACTTCATTAAGCTAGTGGCTCCATTGTTACCAGGTTCTTCAAACATTTGCATAACCTTTCCATCATCCAATTCAGTGCTTAGAGCATAGTTATGAGCTATGACATTAGTCCTCTTATTGAGCCATATATTAGCGCATAGTTGATAGAATTTCATCCTTTGAGGTTCAAAGCTATGAACTGTGATCTTGGAATTCATGGATAGCATGACTGTCCAAGCCCCTAGATTAGCTCCTATATCTAAAACTATATCACCATCCTTAATGCGAGTTAGAGCTCTTTGAATGAGTTCTAGTTCCCATGATCCAGTCTTCATGATTTTAGAGGTTATAGCATCATAAGCGTCATTGTCCAACAAGTATGAAGGATGATAACCCAGACTTAAGTTTCTACCTTCTCCAGTGTTAGAATTCATGAAAAATGGCATTTTATTCATGAATACTCTTAGATTAAGTGAAAATTACTAAAGATAAGAAAGAACCATGATAAAATGTCTTCAGCTAAACAATTGGAATATTTATGCGAATCATGCAAGGAAGCTTTAACCACCAAAAGAAGCGAGTTATCAGTGATTCCACTTAAGATTCAAGATCAACTCAACGTGGTTTCAGGCTTTGAGCCGGATAAAGTAACAGATGAAGATCTAAAAGCCCTTTTCGAGCAACACAGAAAGGATTTCTTAGAGGGAGATAGATCTTGGCCTTTAAACGCCAACTTGGTTCTTAAAGGTTTAGATATCTCTTATTGCTTCAAACTAGCAGAAGAGCAAGATCCTGATTTAGCTGGAATTATTCTTTATAGAGTTTACAGAGCTTTGGAAGTATCTGATGCTTTAGAGGAAGAAGACTTCCAAATTATCCAGAAGCGTTCATCTACCATTAAATCTATGCTTGATGGAGATAGCACTGCAGGACCTTCAGGTATTGAGCTTGGAGCATTACATCAAAACCTTGGTGGTATCATGCAGAACATCCTACCTATGTTTGAATCTCTAATGCAAAGTAACGAATTTAAGAAGGTCCTTGAGAAAGCTGTACCTAAAGAAACACAGACCGGTAATAATCCACCAGATATTTCATCCGTTATCAAGAATACACTCGGTGTATTCGAATCTCAAGAAGGTAAAGAACTTTTCAGCAAAATCACCAATGTACTTCCAATACCAAAGAAATAAAAAATCTCATTGATAGATAAGTAAATGGTGAAAACTCAAGATAGATATGGACCTGGAATATGGTTTGTGTTACATCTTCAAGCTGCTTATGCTGAAACAGATGAACTTAAAAGAGCATTCATCCAGAACGTTAAAACCTTAGGTCAACACTTCCCTTGTGAACAATGCCGTCCTCACTTTGCAGCTTACATTCAAACTCATCCTATTGAAACTTATGTTAACAAACCTAGAGGTCTATTTCAATGGACATGGGAGTTCCATGATAGCGTTAATAAACGTCTAGGTAAACCAACCATGGAGTTTGAGGAAGCATGGTCTCAGTTCCGTTCTAAAACTGCAGTATGCACTGATGATTGTGGTGAAACCAGTGAGAAACCAGCTACAACATCCAAAGCTGAAGTAAAGTATTATACTATTGCTTCCTATCAATCCTACTTAGATCGTCTCAAGAAATAGATGAAGAACAGACACGTATAAAAAGTTATAACATTACGATGTTATAACCTCGATCAAGACAATTTAGGACACCAAAATCAATGAATGGATCCCTTAAAACGTCTCTAAAATATCATACTATAACACTAATGGTATGATAACATATTATTGTAACATTAACACATGAAATTTCATGATCCTTGTTATTAAAGCTCTATGATTTTAAGAATAATTTATAGTAATCTTGAAGTTCATGAAAATCCATGAATGAAAGTCCTAAAACCTTTATCAATGACACTTAACCTCCAACAATGACACATAAAGTTATAACATCTCTGATATGAGATGTTATATTTAACCCAAAGTTACTTTGAAGCCGTTTCGAGATCCTTTGTGATGATTTTATTCATGAACTTCAAAGGTTACTATAAATTTTTCTAAAATCTATAAGCTTATAGAACACAAAGATCATGAAAATCAATGAATGAAGATCCTAAATCCTCTTATAAATATCATACTATCGCTGTAAGTTGTTATGATAACATGTTATCGCTCCCTTAGATCATGAAATTTCATGATCTTTGTGTTCTATAAGCTTATAGATTTTAGAAAAATTTATAGTAACCTTTGAAGTTCGCGAGATATCTTCATTGTAACATTTCATGAATTTGTTAAGGGTCTAAGGTCAGTGTTAAGGGTCTAAGGTCAGTGTTGAAAACGTTTTCTTTCATGGACTTCAAAGGTTCTATATAATTATTTTTAAAACCATAGAGCTTCGTAACACAAAGATCATGAAATCAATGAATGAAGCCCTTAAAACTCTCTTAAAAATATCATACTATGACATTGATAGTATGATAACTTACTTTAGTTACATTAACTCATGAAATTTCATGATCTTTATGTTATATAAGTCTATAGATTTTAGAAAAAATTTATGGGAACCTTTGATGTTCAAGAAACATGAACATCATGAAAGACCTTCAACACTGACCTTAGACCTTCAACACAGATCTAAAAAGCAAATAACATGTCATGATATTATAATATTTTAGAAACATTTTAAGACTTTCATTCATTGATTTTCATGATCTTTGTGTTATAAAGCTCTATAATTTTAAGAATAATTTATAGAAGCTCTTGAAGTTCATGAAAGTCTTAAAACATTATCATGAATGATTTTAGTTAAAATATAAGATCATTCACATGAAATGTTATAGCTTTATGTCTGCTCTCCCGTTTAATTCATGAAATTTGTTAAGGAACAGTGTTGGAGATTATATCTCAACTAAGAGCAATGATAAATGTGTTTCAAGATATTCAAAGGTTCTATATAATTTTTTCTAAAATTATAGAGCTTTATAACACAAAGATCATGAAAATCAATGAATAATTACATTAAAACCATTGAAGAATATCATACTATGACAGTGATAGTATGATAACATGTTATCATACATTTTTACATGAAATTTCATGATCTTTGTGTTATATATAGTACAAAGATCGTAACAGAACACATTTAGCATAAATTATTTATATATTTAATTATAGACTGTAACTTCTTTTTCCTTCATGAAAGAGATCTCCGATAACATGCTTGTTCATTTGCATCAGTACCCGTGGAAAATCTCAAACTTCAAGAGGAAAATAAAAAATTTTTATATTATGTTAACTCATTAAATAATGTAGTTAAGATGATTTCGATCATTAAAGTTAATGACGGAGGTAATCTCCTTTTACACCAAAATCTCCTCTTATATGATTATAAGAGCATGCCCTTAAATACCTTAGAATCTAAGCTTCCAACCTTACACTATATTAAGGTTAACAATTCCATCATTGGATATATACAGCTGTATCCAATGATGTATTGCAATAAGCAATATGTAGCCTTAGAGGAAATAGAGATATTCGAATTCTATAGAAAGCATGGATATGGATCTAAGATTATTGAGACTTTAAAGGATATGTATCACAGTCTTTTAATCTTAGATATTCAGGATTATGCTTTAGGATTTTGGCTTAAAGTTATGGGAGATTCTTACTGGCAAGAGTGGAGAAATATATGCTCTGATGTAAATCAAACTATTAAAGCTTGTCTATACAAAGGTAGTGTAGCAGATTACTTCCGTCAAAGTGTTGATAATTAAAGAATAAAACTAGTGTGATAAATGTACATTGAGAGACATTCTATGGATTTCTTTCAAGAAATAACAGGAGAGATATAACTCCTGTTATTTAATTGTGTTAGACTATGATACAACTTTAGCTCATATCATGAGACTCTTTGTTGTATCTCAATGGTGTCATCTTATACCCAAGGATTTAATGGTACCTTGCAATTAATGCACAAAGGATTTATATCCTATGGAAGAACTCTTAGATCTTAGAGATCTATAAATTTCATCTTATCCATATTTAAATCTATAATATCTCATGTTAGAGAGATTATATCCTTTCCCTTAGCTATAGTTGCATGTTGTAATGAGACTTCCAGATCCAGTACAGAAGAGACCACTCTGACAGTCGATATTGGAACTACAGACCTCTCCTAAGGTGCCTCTTTGAACTCGACATACTGCGCCAACACAAGCTCTACCGGATCCATGACATGATGTAACATCAGCTTCAGTTAGACAGAAACTTCCCTCTTGAGATAAGGAACATGTTCCTTGAACACAAAAACTATTACCGAAAAGATTACAGTCTGAGTTCTGAGTACAAGTATATCCAGGAGGTACACAATAATTATTTAGACATTTAGCAGATTTACAACTGGAATCATCAGCACAAACAGCAAAAGGATAGTTGGGGAAGGTTTCAGGGACTGAAGCCTTATTGCAACGGCAACGACCATCTAGGCAGAAGTCACAGGAACCTCCACAGTCAGAGTTGTCTAAACAAACGTTACCACATGGAGCTTCATCTGGACAACATGCTCCAGCTACAGCTTTGAAGTTTGTAGGGCACAATAGATCTGAAACGATAGGATAGCAGAAACCTTCAAAGCTAAGCCAACCGGTGGGACACAATGAAGGAGGAATATTACCTTGACATACTCCTCCGGTGCATATAAGAGCACCTCCAAAACAATCATTGTTAGTATTACATGATATATTGGTTTGGTAACATATATTTTGCTCACATCCGCCCCCTGTAGGACATTGATTACTATTAACACAACTATTACTTTGACATAATCCATTAACACAATAGCTAGAGTTAGGACAGTCTGAAGATTGCTTACATGTAGCTACTGAACATTGTCCGGATTGACATATGGAACCAACGGGGCATTGATTATTAGCGGTGCAATTAGTTTGAACACAACGTCCTCCAATGCATGTATTTCCGGCTCCACTAGCTGAACAATCAGTGTTATTCTGACAGTTGGGACTAGTGGTACAAGCACCATTAATACAGATGGTACCGTTAGAACAGTCAGAATCGGAACTACATTGGGTTGAAACAGTGGTATTCTTATTAGCTATTAAGGTTAAATACAGAATGGTACCTAAGAGCAACAAAAATCCAATTAGAAGAATGGCTATAAGAGAACCGTATGACATTTTTTTCTGAGATTTATTATTCGATCGTGCAACAATCTGTGTGAGAATAAAGTAAAAATGGAAATCTTGAACACTATCATTCGTGAAGAGAACTTAATCATTGAACCTAAATACCTCCAAGAGTTAGATAACCTTAATACTGCTGTTTCCAGATTTGCTCACGCTCCAACTAGCAGTCACTATCAGAGATTAGCTGGTGTCATCAATACATATTTAGTATCCAAAAGATCCTCCAAAACCATAGAAGAGTATGTAGAAAGATACCGTAAAATCTTACATCCAGAAGTTGCAACATATATGACTAAACATGCTAAACAACTCAACCAATTACTCAAGAAATTAGATTCTTATAATTATCGCTTCTATTATACTGGTTCCCTTAGCATGTCTAATACATATTCTCTTAGAGATAGATTCGATGCAGAGCCTTCCGAAACGCCAATCCAAATCTATCTAAGAAATGCTATTCAAACACATTACAAGCATGGTATGTCTGATATTCAAAGATGTTGCACGGATCAAGCTGAAGGACTCTATTCATCTGCTACTCCAGCTCTAGTTAGTTCTGGTACCTCTAAAAATCAGACAGCTAGTTGTTATATCTTAGATGTGCAGGATAACATTGAATCTATTGCTGATAAGATCTTCAGGTGTACAGCCATTATTTCATCTAATGGTGGTGGTATCGGTATTAACTTAACTAAAATTCGTCACTCTGAGATAGCTGCTCGAGGTATGTCTAAAGGTGTTATTCCATTAGCTAGAATTCTCAATAAAATCATGCTGTATGCAGATCAGAGAAACACTAGAAAGGGAGCAGCTAATCTATGCTTAGCAGTCTGGCATATAGATGTAGAGGATTTCATCCAATTAACTCGTAAGACAGGTCACGTCAAAGAAGGATCTACCGAAACAGTAGTTGAAGAGCCTTTCGAAATGTTTACCACTGTTATGACTAACTGGCTTTTCATCCATAGAGCCATGACTAAACAGAATTGGACTCTCTTCTGCCCTTCTAAGGTTCCTAAACTTCATGGACTCTATGGTAAGGAATTCATCAAGACTTACTTAGAGTATGAGCAAGATCCAACCATACCAGCTCATGCTAAGAAAGTAGTTAAAGCCTCTGACTTAGCTAACTTGATCTTTAAAACACGTCTCAATACTGGAGGACCATATACCATCGATTCTGATTCTATCAACGCCAAGAATCCCTTAGGTGATAGATTTTACATTAATTGCTCTAATCTATGCTTAGAAGTTTTACAGTATACTACTGAAGATGAAATAGCGGTCTGTAATTTAGCTAGTATCTGTCTTCCAGCTATCATCAAGGATAAAAAATCTAATGATCTAGAATCCAATATCGATTGGGATAGGTTAGGTTATGCTGCTAGAGAACTGGTCCTCAATCTTAATAGGTTGATTGATAATAGCATGAATTCAGTGGAGCAAGCTAATGTAGGTGCTCATAAAAGAAGATCTTTAGGTATTGGGGTTCAGGGATTTGCAGATTTCTTATATCTCTTAGATTTGCACTTCGAGCATGAAAAGACTCGGTTGCTTAATAAGAAGATCTCAGCTTGTATCTATTGGAATGCCCTAGTTAAATCTGTGGATCTAGCCATTGAAACAGGTAAAACCTATGAAGGCTTTGAACATTCTCACGCTAAAGATGGTAAGCTCCAATTCGATCTGTGGAAGCAAGAGTATGAAACCTTAAAGGACTTAGGCTTCTTACAAACTCAACTTAGAAAACCTGAAGATGATACCCCTATCAATCCACAAGACTGGAACCAGAAAGCCATTACTCTATCTAATGATGAAGTGGTGGAACCAACATGGGAATCCCTCAAAGCTTTCATTCAAAGATATGGTCTTTATAATGCTCATGTAACTTGTCAACAACCTACAGCTACCACGTCTCTAATTAATAACAACTGTGAGATGAAGGAAGCTCCAACTCAAAACATCTATACTAGAGAATTGATGAAGACTGAATTTACTATTGTTAACTCTCATTTAGAGCGTGATCTTAGAGCTATTGGACTCTGGGATGCTGCAATTGCTCAACATGTTATCTTCAACAATGGTTCTATTTCTAACCTTGAAGCTTTCATCACAGAGCAAGGCTATCCTAATAATAATCCAGAACGTCTCAAATACCTCATCACTAAGTATAAAACCATGTATGAAATTAAGAACGCTGTCATGCTTCAGCTTACAGCTGATTCAGGTAGATATGTATGTCAGTCTCAAAGCACTAATCTATATTTCAAAGAACCTGATGTAAACAAGATCAAAGGAGGCTTCTTCTTAGCTTCAGGTTTAGGGCTTAAAACTACTTCATATTACACTCGAATGATGTCTTATACTACTCCAGCTTTCATTACTGAAAAATCTAAGACTTACATTTGTACTGATGAAGTATGTACCGCTTGTAGCATGTAAGCTATCAATGCTACAAGAAAAGATTTAATAGCATAAACAACTATGCTATTAAATGATGATAATCGTATACATAAAGTTACCCCTTAAATAAAAATGAGGGAATTAGAAGAAGAATATTGTAGCATAGTTAGGAACATCAAAGAATCCATTAAACATAGAAACTCTTATACCCTAGAGCAAGATATAAGAACTGCTCTAAAACTTATAAAACAACTGGATAACATCCTAGAACCAGAACTCAAGAAACGTCTCAAACTTTATAAGCAAGAAGTTCAAGAACTCCAACATCAAGCATCCAACATTTTACTCTTAGATGATGCAGAAATGCTAACCTTTGAGAGATCGATACCACATAAAGAACATAAAGTTAGATTAGTTACACCTCTAGAAGTCCAGAACGTAGAACTTAGCACTGTAGAATTAAATCCAACACCTAGAACTAACTATAGGAGTGCCTGTATTAAGTTATCCATTATTTTAGCTTTAGGCTTTGGATTGATTTCTACATCCCTAGTTGTGACATTACTCGTTTACTTCTTGCTACCTGTACCTAATCAATGAAAAAGGTAGATTAAAGTTATAACATCTCAATCGTGAGATGTTATATGTAAGTATAGATCAATGATGAAGGTGTTTTTGGACCTTCTATGTTATATTTTCCATGAACTTCAAAGGTTACTATAAACTTTTTCTAAAATCTATAAGCTTTAAGAACAAGATTTCATGATTTTTATCATAGATTGTCACAAAGAGCATGTTATTATAACACTACTGTAGTGTTATAATATTTCTTAACACGTTTTAAAACATTTATGCATTGATTTTCATAGTTTCATTGTTATATAAGCTTATAGATTCAGACTCCTTGGAGTTTTATATAAAACTCCAAGGAATCATGAAAAAATTATATAGACGGAAGGCTTCAGCCTTCCTTCGGAGCAGGAACAAGTTCCTGCGCCAACCTTTGAAGTTCATGAAAATATAACATAGAAGGTCCAAAAACATCTTTATAGTTACTTCTAGCTTAAATATAACATCTCTTCATTGAGATGTTATAACTTTGCCTCATCTATTTTCATGAACTTCTACACAGGAATGCAGGTTACATTCATATAAGATCCATTAGATATAACTATGCTTCCAGTTCCGTTGGGACAATCAGCAAGGATAGAAGTCATAAGAGATATTTTAGAGCCAGTAGGTAATATCCCCGACCATGAATAAGCAGTATTCAAGAAAACATTGAAGTTATTAGCGGTTATATTATAAGTGGAGACAGTGTCTACAACGGACTGAGCTCCAGATCCAGTATCAACTTGAAGGATAGTAGTAAAGTTAAGTTCGTTGATAGTGCCTCGATCAGGGAAAACACCATTGTTACCTTCAATCATACAATAAACACTTCCTGCTGAATTAAGAGTTAAAACTCCAGTTGAAGTATTTAAGGTTATATTATTGGATTTTACATTAGTTAAAACTACATTAAAGGTCTTAGCTGTAGCTGAAATTACACTTTGGGTACTCGGAGTGGAACCAAAATTACCATAAGTAGTTATACTGACTGTGCCTCCACCTGTAGGGCCTACTGGACCGGTGGGACCAGCACTCCCAGAACCCATAGTAAAAACTAAGATCAAAGCAACGATAGCTATAATAGCGGCTATGATTCCTACAATTAAAGATATCCAATCTACCATTTTTCTGATCCTGGGGGATTATTCACCTGTAACTCCAGAAATGTCTATTTACTGTGTTATATTACAACATAGTTCTGAGATTAATAGAGCACGAGAGATATTAAAGCAAGTCTATTGTGAAGAGTTAGGATGGGAACCACCAAAAACTAACCCTATCAACCATAGAGTTGAAGATGGAATGCTCAAAGATGATTACGATGATAAAGTCATATGGTTAGGAGCTTATGATGCCGATATCATGATTGGATGTGCTAGAGTATTTTTAGGTGTTAAAGGCACTCATGAAGTAGAGTTATTCGATCCTGATAATGAATTATTCAGTAAGTTACCAGATTCTTACATAGAGATTAATAGAATAGCTGTAGTTCCATCATATAGAAGAAGTAATGCCGTTAGGATCATTATGTCTTATGAATTTCAATTAGGCATGAAGTATAAAATGCCCATTCTAACTACTACAACTGTTACAAAGCTCATTAAAGATTTCGAAGGTATATTCTATCATGTAGGAACCATGAGATATTATCCTGAAGATGATGAAACTAATGTTTTAGTATGTTGGAAGCCACTTGATGGTTTTAATTATTGTCAGGAAAGGATCCACAGATCCTCTAAACTTTAGGTCTGAAATAATGGGATAGAGGAATCCCATTATTTAAAAATGTCTTCTGTTACTGCATCTATCATTACGGAGGAGCAAGAGATCCAAAGAGTTAAAACCAAGTTGTTGCCTACTTATACAGAAGAGATAGATTTTTTCATAAGTATTTATGATACACAACCTATAGGTGCTTGTATTATAACTAAGGAATCATCTAATGCTTATGGTACTCCTAAGACATATTTATTGGTTAAATCCTACTACATTATGCCTAAATATAATCATGAACTTACATATAATAAATTAATACGTATATTACTACAATTAGCTGTAATTTACGATACATGTCTCATAGCTCCATCTCTATTGTTTACGGAAGATAAAGACATAGGACTATTCAAGAAACTACATGGTTCCTCAGTTATCATTATATATGAACCTCTTACAGCCTTGAATAGATACTTTAGTACTAATCTAGAACTAGCCATAAAAGATATTCATCCTTCCTCTAATAGAGCATCAAAGCTTTAGTACTAAGATGAATAGGAAACTTTATATTCTTTTCCTAAAAGCCATGAATCGTATTATATACTATGAAGTAGACTTAGATCAGTATGACATTATCCAGCATGAAACTCAGCCATTCCAGAGTTCTAATGTTCTAGATGTAACATCGAAATATAGGGTTCATGTAATAGATGCTAAACAAGTATCGGATCCAAATTTCATCGTTCATGACGGAGCTCATTATTACACCTATGTGAAAGTTTCACCCAGAATGTCTAAGCTATAGATACTATTTTTAATAAATAATAGGTTAGGTTATAACCTATTATTTTTACATTGTTATACTATTATATTTGCTTGAATTGTCTTTGGAGGTTTTCTGGTATATCTCATTAATGTTTTCTATGATGCTTATGTTTCATGCATTGATGCCATAGATCTTGATAATACATGGAGATGAAGAATACAATAATAAAGACGTAGAAGAATGATAGAACATAAAGACGAAGCATATTCATACCTTGCTTATGACAGTAATAATAATAAATTAAAGCTAAAGGTATGGTAACTATAATAGTGACAATAAGAGCTCTACGCCATTCCACGGCCGAATAGAATAGTTTCACTCGCTCTTGAGTGGTTTGCTCTGGAGTCAGGTTGATATTACGTCTCCACCTGCTCTTGTTATCATGGACCCAATGGGAACAATGGGTAGTACAGTCTTGTGATTCCAATTCGGATTGGTATGCAACCACGAACCCTATGACCAGGATCAAGATTAGTAAAATAAAATATAGCATTTTTTGATACTGGTAAGTTGTCTTAATATATTCCGGCTCCACAAAAGATGATGGAATCGTTTTCGTTATCTAATTTCGATAATATGGTCTCTCAAGACTTGGACTATACCCATAAGAAGCTTCAGCCTTACGAGGTCAAGCTCAACCTGTCCTCTAGATTACCTGATTTTTGGCTCCAGTATTGCACTGAGGTAAATAACAATGAAAGTAGGGAGGAGCCATCTACTCTTTCATACGTTGAAAGAGGAAGTGACTATATGCATATCAATGTCACCATGGTCTTTAAGTATGATTTGGAAGATAGAATCGATTACAGTCCTACTTTTGTAGCTGTAGCTGTCTCAACCATTCAACGTACCATAGATGAGATATATGAGCTTCCACCTAGAGGAAGCCACGATGATATTGTTAAAAGAAGTCCTCTCTATTGTTGCGTCTTATATGGTGAGGATCAGTATCAAGATGATATGGGAGAATTTTGCCATGCTATCTCTTTTAGGTTTCCTAGATGTGTGGTTTCAACCAGCTCACAAGTAAGTATCTTCAGGAATAAGCTCATCGATAATCTTAGAAAGAACAATATCTTGCATTTCATTCCTATGTCCAAGAACACTTCTTTAGAATCTATTATCTGCACTACTCCACCTATGGGAGATTGTACCTTATATGGTAGTTCCGATAACAACATTAAAACCTGCTTTAGCTTTGAGAGCTTGTTGGGTGAAATTCCATTAGAGGATCTTAATTTAGATGAGGATGGCGTCTTTCCTATGCAAAATTATGCTCTAATCTTAGAGGAATGCGAATTATTTAATCCTAATATCCACGTAGATTGTACTAGATATGCATTTGATCCTCTGAACTTGCGTTATGATGTTACATTCTGGTTACCTATGATCTTAAGTGTTGGCTTCTTTAATGTCAGAACTAACGTTAGAAAGTTAAGTCCTCAAGCTAATACTAATAATCATGTTTCAGCTGCTCCAGTTCAAGCTCCTCACTCCGATACAGATGTCTCCATTGCTCAAAGCTTGATCGGTTTAATTCAAAAGCGTTCAGTTGAAGATTGGATTATCATAGGTAAAGCTCTTTATAATTCTTGGTATGATCCTATCTTCAAAGGTAAGAGAGGTCTTAACTCTGAACTGGATAGAAATCTAGAATCTATAGCTTTAAGTGTCTGGAAGTCAGGTCTGCTAAGATGTGAATATAATCCAGAGGAATTCTTGGACATGTGGGATGGCTTCAATCACGATAACAACTTCACCGTCAGAACTATTGCTTGGATGGCTAAACAAGATTCACTAGAGAACTTCCAATCTTGGACTCATCAATGGCTCCAAAATCCTATCAAGAGAGCGGTCGAAACTAGTAAGAACAATGATCATATGGCAGTTGGTAATGTATTTTATCGATGCTTCTGGCTTGAATATGCATATGTTGAAGGTCTAGGTAAAGGATCTGACAGATGGTATAGATATAAAGATCACCATTGGAGTTCTATCAGTGAAACCGAAATGAAAGAACCAGTCCTAAGATTCAGAGAGCATATTGAACAGTCTATGACTACTATGGTTACACAAATGCATGAATGCAGAGATCAAAACAAGAAGGATCTACTCAATAACCAAATTAAATTAGCTACAGAACTCTACAATAAGTTAGGTGTGGTTGCTTGGATCAAGAATATCATTAGTGCAGCTAAAACCTTCTTCATTATACCTAACTTTGAGAGATTAGCTAATAATAACAAGAACATCACTGGAGTTCGTAATGGAGTCATTGAAGTTAATGAAAAAGAAGCCTTCTTTAGAAGCGGTAGGCCTGAAGACTACATTACTAAATTCACTAATGTAGCTTATGATCGTAACTTACATCAAGAACACAAGTTAGTTAAAGATTATTTAAAGTTTATCTCGGAAGTATATCCTGATAAAGAATTAGTAGATCTTATGCTTAGATTCTTCAGTTCCTTACTCTTAGGTGTTCCATCTAAATTCTTCTATATCTGGACTGGTGTTGGAGACAATGGTAAATCTACTATGGTTAAACTCTTAAATGCTACTCTAGGAGATGATTATGTAGCTAACATTCCTCCAACCTTTATCACCATGAAACGAGGTAATAGTTCCAATGCTTCACCTGAACTTGCTGCATTGCGTCACTGTAGGTTAGTAGTTATTCAAGAACCTGATGAAGGTGAACAGCTTAAAGCTGGTAAAATCAAAGAAGCTACTGGTGGTGATAAGATTAGAGCTAGAGCCTTATTCGAGAATGGAGGTCCTATTGATCCAACATACCAAATAGTCTTACAATGTAATACCATTCCAGAAGCTAAGAAAGAACAAGCCATGACTAATCGTATCATGATTATTCCATTCCTCTCGGTCTGGATGGATCAATCTAAGATGCCTCCAAAGGAACAGTGTGAAAGAGAGAATATCTTTAAGAAGGATCCAACCTTCATGTCATCAGTCCAAAAGTTCGCTCCAGCTTGTCTGTATATGATGGTAGAATACTTCAAAGAATTCAAGCTCAATCCTATCTCAACTGTACCTCAAGTAGTAACAGAACATACCAATTCATACTGGGCTAAAGTAGATGTATTCAGTAGATATCTCCATGAACGTATTGCTTGGATCTATATGGATAGAACTGCAGGAGAACAAGAATCTTACACTAAAGATCTTAATCGTTCCCTAGATCCTAATGTAGCCTTATCTCAGTATGACATCTACTCTGACTTTGTAGCTTGGTTCAAGGAAACTGGAAGAAATGGTAGAGCTGGTGGTGAAATCCCCATCTATGATAGAGTGGTTGAAGAATACTCTAAAATCTTCGGAGAACCTGGTTATTATGGATGGCCTAGTCTCGGCTTGAGGGCTGCTAGATCCAGCAATAACAATGCAGCAAACATGTAAGATATGAGTAAAAGCGTAATATAATATCAAGAGTTCTTGATATTATAGCATCTGTATATAAAATATGTCTAGATTTGCAGATTTAATGAGAGAATGCAACACTAAAGTTATAGAACGCATTAAGTTGCTCAACTCTATGACTGAAAGTCATAGGGAGGATCATTACTTATTCCAGATCAAGAATGAGAATTTAATTCAAGCTGTAAGTACTATAAGATGTGCTCTAAATCATGGAGATATTAAACCTAATTTTATTTATCTTATACAAGGTTGTGAATTTACATATAAAGATATAGTAGAATGTTTAATTACAGAGAGGTTATGTAATGTTGAAAGTGATAAAGATTTATATGTAGAGCTTATGGTATTACAAGTATTAGATGCAACAGATAGAGATGATATTCTTAAGGCAACGTTCAAGAAGTATAGAGGCTTAAGAGATAAAATCTATGATTATTATGTTCTAAAATTCTATAAGGACTCAGATCATGAAGTGATACAATATATGTTAAGTTTCTAGGCTAAAATATAATACCAAGGATCCTTGGTATTATATGAATATTGCTTATTTAATCCATCTTGCTGCCATATCTGCTAGATCATAGGTTGCTCCAGGCACTGCTTTAGAATCCTTAGTTCGTTCAGCTATAGTATATTTAATGCTCAAACGAACTAAAGATTCCATGGCTCTCCATACATAATTAAGGTTGAGATCTTCATCTGGAGTTCCTTGTTGCTTGAGACGTTTATCAGAGAGTTTCATGAGTTTCACTACTTCAGCCATCTTATGACTGTTAATGATACTTAAAATTAAATCTCTCATGGAATCGTCTATCTTAATAGAGTTAATGACTAACTCTACATTAGAGCAAATAAAAGACTCATCATGTTCAGCTACCTTGTCCCAATACTTGTGAGTCTCATTAGCATAGTATTTAATCATGTTCTCTGGGTTCATACGCTCTAAGGCAAAAGAAATCATGTTAAAGATGGCAGGTTCAACCGGAGGGTTGGAAGATTCTGCACAAATATCTCTTAGGGTTTCTAAAATAGCTCTGCAGTTGTTGACAAACTTTGAATCGAATCTTTCACTCATCGTTATTTTTTACTATAACTTCCTTGCCTTTAGTGAAAATGTCAGGTTTAATATTTTTAGAGTTTCAAGATCCAATCAATCAAGTAGCTAAAAGAGTATCCAGACAGGTATACTCAACTATGGGTGTATTTTATACTAATTATTTGACCGAAACACCATCTATTGAGGTCTTCATTCCTAAGATCTACTCCGATAATGATCCTTTGATCGGAACTAATTTAGATTTCTATAAGAATCATCCATTAGTTACTAAGCTTTCCTTATCCTATATTAGAGATGCTTACAAGAAGGATTTCCTCAGTACTTTTGCTGTTCTAAGGGCTTCAGTCATTACACCATCAACAGATGAACTCTTAGATTTATTCATGGGTATTGGATCTGAAAACACCATTAGCTATAAGAATACAGGTGTGGGTTTCGTCAACAGTATCATCAAGCGTGTAGGCTTGAGTTCTAAGTTCCAAAAGTCTAATGCTGGATCGTTAGATTATCAAGAGAAGGAAGAAACCAACCTCTTGAAGACCGATCTCATCATTGAATACATGAGAGCCTTCAAATCTCAAATACCTGTAGGTGATAGTAACTTCCTACTTTGCTCTTATCTATTACCTAATGAAGTTTTTGAAGCTCCCATTGATATAGCTTTACCTTCTAAGAATCCATCAAGCTATGATATGAAAGTGTTCCAACAGAAGATGGTTTCCCTATCTGAGACTTTCATCACTAAGATGAGCAACAATTCCATCTATAATCGTGATTTCGTTAAGACAGTCATCAGCAGCTTCAAGAATGTTCAAGAGGAACAGAAACGAGCTAAAAGACTCTTAGAAGCTGTAATTCAAAAGCTCAATACCAATTCTAATAACTCTATCATGTCAGAGATACTTAACAATGATACTTTAACTTGGGACAAGATGATGGAAATGGGTAAGAATCTTCAAGATGGATTAGATCTAATGAACTTAGTTACCGGTAATGAACCGGTATTGAATTCGACACTACCTGTTAAACCAGTTCTATCTTATAATCTTAAGGTTGAAGTAGATAACAAACCTACAGCTTTGCAAATCTTCCTTGAGAGTATGACTAAATTAGTTACTGAAACTCATCAAAGCTTTAATGATAAACATACAATTCCAGAAATTCATTGGGGTGAACTAATAACTTATTTAAACATGATCTTACTTCAAGCTAAGATGTCAACCATTGAAGTTCCTCAAGTTAAACCAGTAGAAGCATTGGTTACCTTTGATCCATCCAGCCAAATCAACTTAGAGCTAGATTCAGGTAAGCATGTAACCATAACTAACCAAAAGGGTGATGAAATCCAACTCAAACAACTTAGTACATCTGATCTCCACAATTTGAACTCAATCTTAGATGTTATGGCAGGTCCTGATTTCCGTTTAGATCATGTTAGATCAGTCATCACCAAACTTCTATCCAAGAGATAAATAGGGAACAATACATATAATATCTTACAATGAAGATATTATATTAACATAACTCTTTATATTAGTTCTGTATTAACTGGTTTAGAGTTTATGCCAGTTGCCACAATAGAAGACAAAGGTGGCATGCTTACATGATTCAACTTCGAATTCATGTTTACGACAATGTGTCTTAACCTTGATAGGTTTACGATATTCATTAACCACGATGATTTGATGGAAGCAATGATCACATTCTTCAACTCTTGGAAGGATAAGTTCTTTCTTGACTTTAACTGCAACTAATCCAGTCTTAAGGGAGATTTCATATTCATGTCTACGTTCATGATCGTGTTCATGATGATGTTTGTCTTTCTTATGATGTTTATCCTTACAATCTAAGCAAACTACATCTAAACAACAGCATGGACCTGTGGCTCCGGTACTTCCAGTTGCTCCTGTGGCTCCGGTAGCGCCAGTACTTCCAGTTGCTCCTGTGGCACCTGTTGGGCCTGTGCTTCCAGTACTTCCAGTAGCGCCTGTGGCTCCAGTTGGACCAGTACTTCCAGTAGCGCCTGTGGCTCCAGTTGGACCAGTACTTCCAGTAGCGCCTGTGGCACCGGTAGGTCCTGTTGGACCAGTACAACCACAACAATCATTATTTCCAGTACAACCACCACATGGAGGACAAGGTCCAGTGAAACCAACACACATACATTCACTGACGTTATCAGCATCAACGTTAACGACTCTGGAATCTCCTGTACCAACTGGATCACCAAGTGCATCTACGAGTTGGACTGTGATGGTGTGAGTTCCTGAAGTATAAATAGAGAAGAAGATTGGTCCGCACAAGCTGAAGATATCAGCATGAGTATCAATACCATCAACTAGAACTTGAATGTGATTACCGCATTGGTTAAGGAAGAAGTTACAGACGAATAAATCTAATGGGAAACATCTACCCAACTGAGCGTTTTGAGTTGGGAAGACGATAGAGACATAAGGATCTTGACCTGGCAGGCAGGCGCATTTAAGATTGGAATGAGAATCGCAATCAGAGCAAACTCCAGACATTTATGTCCTATGAAAAAATAAGAAAAAAGAATTTTTTAACCCATGAGCTCGATATCATGTATAGGAGAAAATGGAATAGTTTTCCCACAATTCATGGAATTGTGGACTCAAACTACCTTTTGCTGGGATTACTACTATAATTTAATGTTTAATACGGGTGGAAGGCCTGAATATAATCCAGATACACTTAATATAGTTCAGGCAGATTTCAATACACTTTTAACTAATTATCTTAATGCTGGATTTGCATTGACCCAACCTGGCGATCCGAAGTATAATAGCTTTCAAGAAGTATTATTACAAATATGCAATCGATATCCAGGTTCATGTCAAACCTTTCTAGAATCCTGGTGTCCAGCTAATACAGATGCTAATGCTATGGCATCCAATACCGGACTCACTAATTTCTGTGGCTGTTATGTTAAAAATTCATCATTCGATGTGACCCAGCAGTGTCAATCCTTATGTCATAGAGTCTCTACAGTTAAATTACCTGATGGCTTAGGAGGGCTTCAGCAATGTACCGATAATGTATGTATCATAGATAACGTATCTATTACTGCTGCTCAGACTGATACTCGTAGCACTAATGTTTCCTTCACTCAAGTATGTAGATGTCCTGCTGGTCAATGTAAATGTATATTATCTGATACTAACTTCTATGGTCTCGTAGGTAATGTATCTTTCAAGCAAGTATGTGGCGAAGGTTCTACTTGCTATGCGGTTACTAATAATCCAAATCAAGCACCTACTGAAATAGCCTGTCCTCCTGTGGTCTTACCTCAAAACTCTGATGTTGCTAATGACTTCTCTGTATGGCTTCCATGGGTTATAATTATTGTATTGGTAGCAATAGTCTTCCTCATCATGATATTGTAAGAACATGAAAGAATAAATAATTGGATTATACCATCCAATTATTTCTATTTATTCTTTATTAAATGTTAAGTCAAGAGGATTATAATCGTTTGACTGCTCAAACTCCGAGTAATAGTACTGTAACATCTAGACCCACCGTAACAACTAGAAGGCCAACGATTGTTCCACAACCATCAAGACCTACAGTTAGACCTAGGGTTATTCCTCAATCTAATATAGTATCGCAACCAAGAGTTACAGCATCTGCGCTATCTGTTTCTGATGCATCTCCTAATGCTCAAGTTAAGGATTTCTTATACCAATATGAACCTCAAGATTCTCCTCACTTCCAGAGATACATAACAGGTAAGTATGAATTTAGACAATTAGCTTCGGATGTTAGAGAACCTATTCCTAAGCGAGGAGATAAATTTAAACATCAAGAGTTAGTCCTACGTTTCATGAAAGCCTATGATAGATTGCTTATGATTCATGATACTGGTACTGGTAAAACTTGTTCTGCTTTAGGTCCAGCTGAATCTTTCAAGAGAGAGTGGATAGATGCATCTATTGATTATACCCAAACTTACCTTAACGGGCAGCCGGGTAATATTAATCAAGTCATCATCTTCACCAAGAGTGAAACCCTAGAGAAAGAATTTAGGCAGCAATTAGTATGTAAATGCACTAGTTATGAAACCTATGAACAGAAGATCGAAAGAACTAGACCAGGTAAAGGTGCCACCAAAGCTATCACTAATAGACTTAAATCGTTCTATAAATTCGAGCACTATAGATCCTTTGGTAATAGAATTTCAAAGCAAACTAAGGAAGGAACTAAAATAGCGCTCAAAGAACTCTATGCTAATTCGCTAATTATTTGTGATGAAATTCAAGATCTCATCACAGGTGATAGGGATGTATCTCAAGAGGAGAAGGAAGACGACAAGAGTGCCTATGCAGCTCTTTATACTCTATTTCATGAAGTACCTGATATCAAAGTTATGTTGATGTCGGCCACTCCTATGATCGATAAAGCTAATGAAATCATTCCAGTCATGAACTTGATCTTACCTTTAAATCAACAGTTAAGTACTAGTTTAAATTTAAACACTGTAACTTTAGAGCAGTTAGAACCTTACTTTAGAGGTAAGATTTCATTCGTTAGAGGATTAGATACAGGTGCAGTGGTGGAATATCAAGGTCAAGATGTAGCTAAAGGTTATCACACTGTAGTCTACCCATCTCAAATAACAGGTATCCAAAAGCAAGTTTATGAACAGGTAACTAACCAACGAGATTCCTTTGAGTCGGCATCCAGACAAGCCTCTATGTTTGTGTTTCCAGATGGTTCCCATGGTATCACTGGATTCAAGAGATATATTAAGCCTAAAGTAGGTGGTTGGTATGAATGGATTAATGATTCCATACTCTTAGAACAAGGTATCACACCTCTAATCTCTAACATCAGAGATACTAATGATCTCAAACAATACTCTGCTAAATATGCAACCATGATTCAGCTAATTAATGAGCAACCAGGAAGTCACTTTGCTTACTTTGATTTTGTTCAAGTAGGTACTAATCTCTTCGGTATGTTGTTGGAACTTTTTGGCTTTGAAAGATATGTAGGTAATGAAAGTTCCTTTAATAAGACATCTGAAGGTGGTAAGATTAAGTATTGTTCTGCTAGCTCTGATGAAGGCTCTATCAATATACGACCTAAAATAAGATATGCTGTTATCACCTCTGAAACCAGTGAGAAGAGTAGAGCTAATATCTTGGAACTCATGAATAGTCCACTCAACATTGATGGAGATTACATTAAGGTGCTTCTAGTATCTGAAGTTGGTAAAACTGGTATCAACGTTAATAACATTAGAACTGGACATTTAGCAGGCCCAGCTTGGAATTACTCTAACACATATCAAGCTCTAAGTAGATTTATTAGAGCTACTTCTCATGTTAATTTGGTGGAAAGGGAAGCAGAAAGGTTAGGCATTCCTATCTCTGAAGTTAAAGTTCCAGTCCATATTTATCAGCATTGTATTGTAGATCCCTCGGATGCCATGGATACCATAGATATTTCAATGTATAAGGCATCTGAAACTAAAGATCATAGCATTAGAAGAATCATGAGATTTATGAAACAATGTGCTATCGATTGTCAAATCCATTCTAAACGTAACATCAGACCTAATGATAAGGATGGTTCTGCAGTTTGTGACTATCAATCATGTAATTATGTATGTGTAGATCCAGCTCCAGATACTATTGATTATTCCTCCTATAATACTATCTATTCTCACGATGAAGTTAACAAAGTCATAGGATCCATTAAACTCTTCTTTAGGGAGAATTATTCTACTAAATATGAAGATCTAATTGCATGGCTTAGAACTCGATACTCTCATGATGATAAAGAAATTAAGTTTTTAACTGATAGAGCTCTGAGATCCCTCATCGATAGAAGAACTGTAGTTAGAGATAGATACAACTTCCAAAGCTATATTCAAGAGGATGGTGATAAGCTTTACCTTCAAAGAGACTTTCCAACTACCTCTAGGGATTCTTCCTTAGATCTGTACGCTTCAAACATCATAGGAGTTAAATCTTCAACCTTAGATGCTTATGTCCGTAAGTTCATGTCCCAAATACCTCTAGATGTTGAAGCTAAAATTAACAGCACCACAGATCTAATCCAACTCTTCATTTATTTGCATTCTTTAGATATAGATCTTCAAGCTAAAATCCTAGAGAATGCTATGATGAAATATTGCATCCAATACAGTGAAGATCCTAAGTACGAGCTCATCATTAAATGTTACGCATTCGATATCTATTGGTTCAATGAACCGCTCAAACAAATAGAAGAGCAGAAGAGCCAGATCTCCTCAGAGAAGTACGCCAAAGCTACTAAAGCTGGTAAAGGTATAACCAAGAAAGTTAAGCTAGGTGCTACAGCTCCAATACCTGTTCAAGGTAACATGGTCTATCTACACACTGTTAGAATCCATCAAACCGGAGGAGTTCAATATACAGCTACGGCCACTAAAACCAAGCTTTTTAACAAGATTCGTGTCATGAGAGGTGAAGATGGCTACTTCCATGACATTGAAGCTTATGAACTTCCTATCTACTCAGATCTAGTAGTTAAAGAAAAGGACAAATACTATCTCAAGTTCAAACAATTCGATATCTATGGTATTTATGATACTTATACTAACATGTTCCGTATTATAGATGAAAGAATTACCATTTCTGGTGACAAGAGGCGTGAAAATCGTGGTAAAGTGTGTAAGACATGGCCTTATATGGATGTCATTGATGTCTCAGCTCACATTGGAAGTAAAATGCCTCTAATACCTAACATCTCAGAACAACAGATGAGACAGTTACTCCACGAAAGAAATTTAGACACTTCCTCTCTATCCTCTAATGAAATTAAGTATTACTATGCATATGAATATGCACGTACAGACGTTCCAGGTATTTGTGATAATATCTTAGAGAAATTCATAGAAGAAGGAGCTCTAGCCTTCGAATAAAAGATTCAATGAAGACATAAAAAGTTATAACACCTCAATGAAGAGGTGTTATATGTAGGAGTATAATAGCAGTGAAGGTGTTTTTGGACCTTTCATAGTATTCTTTTCCATGACTGTTATAGGTTCTACATAATTTTTTCTAAATTATATAAGCTTTATACTTCATTGAAGCTCATGATTTTTATCATGAATGTTATTATACTATCACTGTGATAGTATAATATTAGAGTGATAGTTTTAAGGACTTCATACATTGATTTTTATAATTTCATTGTTATGTAAGCTCATAAATTTTAGAAAAAAATTATTATACCCTATGAAGTTCATAAAATGTATTGCATTATGCCTCTATGTTTACATATATTATCTCTTCATTGAAATAATATAACTTTCTTGTGTCTCTTTTTCATGACCTTTGTTGTATAAAAAGGTCCCTACTTATTTTATAAAAATATAACAGCTTTAATGAAATTTTTTAGACCTTTGACACCTTCTTTAGACCTTTGACACCTTCTTTAGACCTTTGACACCTTCTTTAGACCTTTGACACCTTCTTTAGACCTTTGACACCTTCTTTAGACCTTTGACACCTTCTTTAGACCTTTGACACCTTCTTTAGACCTTTGACCATAAATGTTTAACTAAAGCTATCATGTTTTTATAAAAATAAGTAGGTACTTTTTATACAACAAAGGTCATGAAAAAGAGACACAAAGGTCATGAAAAAGAGACACAAAGGTCATGAAAAAGAGACACAAAGGTCATGAAAAAGAGACACAAGAAAGTTATATTATTTCAATGAAGATATAATATATGTAAACATAGAGGCATAATGCAATACATTTTATGAACCTTTCTATGATATTTTTTATGAACTTCATAGGGTATAATAATTTTTTCTAAAATCTATGAGCTTATATAACAATGAAACTATAAAAATCCATGTATGAAGTCCTTAAAACAAGTTAAGAAATATTATACTATCACTGTGATAGTATAATAACCTACTATTTAGAACAATAACACATGAAATTTCATGATCTTTGTGTCTTAAAGCTTATAGATTCAGACTCCTTGGAGTTTTTATATAAAAACCCCAAGGAATCATGAAAAAATTATTGGCGGAAGACTTAAGCCTTCCTCCGAAGGAGAAACAAAGTTTCTACGCCTAACTCTATGAAGTTCATGAAAAAATCATCATTGAAGTTCCAAAAACACCTTCATGCTTGATTCAAGCTGAAATATAACATCTCAATGAAGAGATGTTATAACTTTCATGCCTAGGTCTTCTTGAAACCTAAATGAAAAAATAATATCCTCTGATAGGGATCAAATGAACTACGGCATAGTAACGGAGTATAAATGTACTAAGAACGGAAGCGATTGGATCAGAGAGTTTAAAGTGGTAAATCCTGAAACTAATGTATGTTATAGGTGCAAAACGCAGTTATATTTACCTTTGATGGTTTCGGACATTATACTCTTCAACGAAATGGAACAGCTAAAACCTAAAGAGCTCAACAACATTTTATATCCAGCTTTTGTTAGGTTAAACCCTGGGTGGGATTTTACTAACACATATATCAAGCCAGCTCTCAAGAAACATCCAGCATCATGCGTTAGTGTTTATGATTATTTATGCATGAAAACTAACTCCACCGATCCGGAAACTTTAGTTCAATGGGTAGAAGAGATGGTTAGGTGGTCAGATAAGGGTAAAACCTTCGAAGATACTTTAGAGCTCTTCGAACCTAAAGTGCTAGATACTCTGCTTTCATGGTTTAAGCGAAATGTATGTATTAGAAAGTTTAAATTGCTCAACTTAACTAATGAAGAAATTAGAGAGCTATTCCTATGTCATGATCAAGCAACCTATGAACTTTATAGGTTAGTATTTGAAAATCCTTATTATGCTTATCCTGCTGGGTTTCAAGCGTGTTTAAAGATAGCTTCTATAGTTAACTATAAACCCACGGCTGAAGATATAGCTAAAGGTCAAGCTATAGTTGACCTATATAAATATGTTAAGGATAACGGTTGGACCTGTATTTCAGAGCAATATGCTTCAGAACTTGTGGCTCAAAACAAGGGGTATTATTCGGAAACTTATGGTTTGAAATGGTTAGGACAGTTTATTTATTTTCCTATAACATATAGGGTAGAAACAGCTATAGCTAAATGGTTTAAGAAACAATTAGAGTTCAAGGCTTTGGGGCTGAGATCTGATAATCCTACCATTCAAAGGGTGTTTGATAGCTCCATCAGCATTATGGTAGGTGAAGCAGGTACTGGAAAGACTACTCTTATTGCCTTAATCATAGAGCAACTAGTGAAACAAGGAATAGGATATCATGTTTGCTCCTTTACAGGTAAAGCAGTTCAAAGAGCTATGCAAGTAGCTAATGCAGATAGTAAGAACTTCACTACTATTCATAGATTATTAGCTATGAAAGAGCTAGACTTTCAATTCCTAATCATAGATGAAGTTAGTATGGTTTCTATGCCTCTATTCTATCAACTAGTAAACAAACTTAAAGCTAAAGAAGTTCAGGTTCTTATGGTAGGAGATCCTAATCAGTTAGAACCTATAGAGTGGGGACATTTATTAGAGACTATTGTACACTCTGAAAGCCTAAAACCTAACATAATTAAGTTAACTACTAATTACAGACAACAAGCTAATGGACTTCTAGATGCCGTTAGAGGTATCTTAAATTCTAATGCTAACGTGTATAACTCTTCAGATCAAACCTTTACATTAATGCCTTGTATGAATGAAGTTATGTATACAGAAGTAGTTAATACAGTGGCTAAGATTAAATCTTTACATCCTAAGGATAAGATCATGATTGTTTGTCCCTACTTATTCTATCTTAAACGGATCAACTCTGATGTTAGATATTTGCTTAGGGATAATAGGTTTCCAGATCAAAGCGTTACAGATACCTGGGGAACCGACTTTCACCTAGGAGATAGAGTTATGCTAACAGAGAATGATGAAGCAGGTATTGTTTTCAATGGAGATGAAGGTGTCGTTACTGCTATAAACAATGAAACTATAAGAGTTGGATGGGATAGAACTGGAACTCATAATCTCTTCAGCTTAAATTCAGAGTTTGACTATGAAGAGATGTCTTTATCCCTCTTTGGATCTGGTACTAGTCGTAAAGCTAAATCCACTAAACTCTTGCAAATATCTTATGGTATAACCTGCCATAAATCTCAAGGTTCTGAATGGGATAGTGTAATCTTTGCTCTACCTTATCGTAAGGGTAATCAAGAGTTTGTGAATAAAAGAATGATATATACAGCTCTTACAAGAGCTAAGAAATCTGCCTATGTAATAGGTGACATCAAATGCTTCAAACAAGCTGTTAGATCTGATCCTGTTATGACATCTACCCTACTTCCCTACCACATAGATCAGGTTTCTAAGGAATAACGAAGTATATAAATAATAGCATAGAAAGTTATGCTATTATTCCTTAAAAATATATTATTATTATTTCATCAAGCTATAAGGATTTTAATAAAAATGTTTTTATCGGATCGATGTTAAAATGGCACCTGTTATTCCAGTTTATATTATAGCCAATGGTGATCCTAAATCGGATCACGTAGCTAAACTTATAGCGCTATTCGATAGTGATTTCTTCACAGTTACAGTTGTGCAATCGGATGATCATCTTTCGGCTAAAGATAGAGAACGTAAAGCATTTATTTATTCTTTCACTAACGCTCAAGAGATCGCTCCAGACGAACCATGTATTATCGTTAAAGATTGTATGTTCAGTAACCTCTCAGCTTCAGACATGTTAAGTTTGATCCAAAATATCATTAACTCTAATTTGGCATGGGATTTAGTTTACTTAGCTAGATATTTAGATAAATGTAATGGTAGTATAGTTC